TGTAAGGGTTATCGTATGTAGTAAATCGGAAAGCCTCCCAATCGGGTTCGCCTCCCTTTAAGAACAAAGAGTAAAAGAAGTTCTTACCCTTAGGAGTGGATAGGAATATAGCTCGACCTTTGTAGTCGGTTAAGGTAGGTCGGATAGAGTTAAGCCACCCATCTTCGAGGTTAGGAATAAACGAAGCCTCATCCACTACAACGAGGTGAAACTTTCTACCACGAAGGTTATCGAGTCTCTCACCTGTAAAGAAATCCACCGAGCCACCGTTCGGGAACTTAATTGTGAGTTCTGATTTGTTGGATTGAAACGGAACTGCTTGAGTTAACCGCTCAAAGAATACTCTGGCTAATTGATAGGTAGGAGTGATGTACGCTACATTCTTTCCGAGTAGTGCGTTCGTTATGATCTCTATTTGGCTTAACTCTGACTTCCCGAATCTTCGCCCACACATTACAACACGAAACCTCGATTGTGAGTCGAGGATTTTCTGTTGGTTAGTATGTGGCTGAGGAAGTTCAAGCCTCATAGAATAGTTTTACCCTGTACGAATACTACCTCGATTCGAGAGTCTGTACTAACCTGCTGCGTTTCTTTTGGCTTTCCGTATACACGAGTCAAGAGAGTCTCAACCGAATACAGGCTACCTTTCTCCAGGCTTTTCTTCATTGCGTTGGCTATGGTCTTTTCTAATATCGTAGCCTTCGGGTTATCCCATACCTCCTTTAGTTCATCCAAGTCCATCTGAAGCATAGTCTGTATAGTATCGTTGATCTCGGATAGCTTGTATCCTTGTTCTCTAAGTAGCGTTACGTATTTCTTAGGTCTCCCGTTTGGATTCCTTACCTCTCCCTTCTTAGCCGGTATTAAGTTCTGTTCGTTTGCCATTTCTCTTTATTCCTTCTAATTTATTGAGCGGATAGGTCGGAATTGAACCGCCATCCCTGACTTGGAAAGTCAGTGCATTACCATTATGCTATATCCGCTTGTTTCTTTGGATAAGGCTTAGCTAACTTATTACACATAGATAGCAAATTCTTATCTAATGGATAAATGTATTTATATTTTCCGCTTCTTTTTCTCTTTGGCAATTTGATAAGAAAATCTCTACCATAATCATTCAATGTTCTATCGTGTCTCCATTTGCCATTAAAATAATAATCAATTCCTGAGCTTTCGCTTTCACCTACAAAATACCAATTTGTTGCTTGATAAATTGTACCATAATGATCTTGACCTTTATCAGCATAGCTTATCAGTAATTTTACTGATGGACAGGATTTTCTTAAAAGCCTTATTGCTATACTCATAGCTTTTGAAGTGCTTTCTTGCTTACCATTCAATGCCATTCTAACTAATTCTGCATATTGACCAAATTTTAATCCATAAGGTGTACCCATATTAGCTGATGCACCTCCACTAAAAATGATAACTCCACACCATTCATTTTTATCATTAAATACTGAATATCCTAATGGTTTAGCTCTTGTAGATGGTATAGCTTTAGAATAATGAAAGTTCATACAAGCATAAACTACTGCTTTTCTTGAGGCTTTCTCTAATCTCATATCTCTCCTGCTGAAACTGAAAAATAGGCTTTCGGATATTTTCTATCTATCAATTCTCTTATATCTATTTCAGCCTGTTGTAAATCTTCCACAGCTTGGAAAGTAATTTTCATAGTAGGAGGCTTATTCTTTTCTTCTCCTATTAACTCATCTTCTGAAGGTGGGATAGCAAAACCTGGTATATCTAATCCCCACTCTTGTAGCTTTTCTGTCTCCCAGTTATTCGCAAGGTCATTCCAATCCCACTCTCCGAATCCTACGTTATCCTTAATGATAAACTCCTTCTGCTGCTCTTCGGTTAGGTTACTTGCTTTGATAACAGGTACTTTATCGAGTCCTGCTTCCTTACAGGCTTTGAGTCGCATATTACCTCCGAGGACAACCATATCCTCATTAACTACGATAGGTCTTAATTCAAGCATCTCAGGAAACTCCTTAATGCTTTGCACGAGCTTCTTAAATTTATCATCCTTTATTATTCTCGGATTGTTCGGATTCGCTTTTACTTGATTGATAGGTAGCTTTATCATAGCCATTCTGTTTGATAGATAGTATAGTTGTTTTCTTCTTGGTATTTTCCTGTCTCTCTCGCCCATAGGTAATCGCACTTGCTTAGTCCCTCATCCTTCATCTTTCGGTAAGGAGTATCTTGACCTACATCGTGTCCGATGTGTTCTGCTCGGAGTCCGCTTAGGTAGTAGTTCAAATGTCCTGTCATTTGTAACCGATAGGAGTAATCTCTATCCTGCATACCATAAGGATCATAAGCCTCGTTGAAGTAACCTATTTTGTCGATGGCTTTCATCGGTATAAGAACATTCCCGAAGGCTGCTTCTTGTATGTGTACTTGGAGTCCGTTGATAGTGGTAGGCTCTGATATACTTTCGACTGTGTGAATCCCTATCATCCCTGAGTTAGGAATAGTTATCATCGCTTGCACCATTCTTTCGAGCCAACTATTAGGCATTAAGATATCATTAGCCATTGTAACTACCGCATCGTATGTCCTCGATTGAAAGATTCCGTGATTCAAAGCTCGTGAGATTCCTTTCATATCGACTATCGTAAAGTCGAAAGGATACCCTGCGTTATTGAAGTTCACATCCTTTACCCGTTGAGTATAGTCGTGCCTGTCGTAGTCTAAGAGTATGACATTTATGTTCATCGATTCCATCCTAAATCTTTTACAGGTACTCCTGCGTATTTATGAAAAGGATTTAATTCTGATTTCTTACCTACGAAAGCGGAAGCTCCTATCATACATCCTTCGGGTACTACTACCTTCTGATGGATAACTGCATTTAATCCTATGTTAGTATTCTGATGGATAATGCAATGCCCACCGATTTTAGCACCGCAGCTTATCGTAACTCCATTCTGAATAATCGCATCGTGTCCTACGTGAGAGTGTTTCATCAAGTAACAATTTTCTCCGATGGTTGTATTCTGATGCGTTCCTGAGTCAACAGTTACTAATCCTGTGAGCCTTGCTCCTTTCTTGATAATCACTTTACCTACGTTATCCTCTTTACCCTTCCACTCAGCAGGACTTCCGATAATACAATAAGCACCGACATAGACATTCTCTTCTATTACTACTCCATCGTAGATAACCGCAGTCGGATGTATGTAAGCAGATTCGTGTATCATCTTCCTTGCCCTCTGTAGTTTCTTTCTTTACGATTGTTTTTGTTTCGGCTCTTCTGAGCTTTGCCCCCCTTCCGTTTCCCGAAGGTTACTTTGTTTGTTGTTAACTTTGCCATATTGTCCTGATGCTAAAATTGCTTTCCATACTTCCATAGCCTTCTCTTTTGTATCGTAGATACATTCTCCTGTACCGATTTTCCACTTTCCGTTCTTACATTGAGTTACTGGCATATAGATTCGAATAATTGTTTTCTAAGGATGTTTACTTTGTGCAAATTAAAGTTCTCGTTACACCATTCGTAATTAGCTTCTCCGAGTTCTTTTCTATAAATAGCATCCTCTGTGATTTTTTTAATCGCAGGATACCACTCAGTCTGTTTGTCTATCTTGATAACGTGAGGTGCATCATCGTATGGAGGTACGTTAGAAATGATAACAGGAATCTTCTTACACGCTGCTTCTAAGATTTTTAGATTACTCTTCATTGAATTGAACTTAGAAGGAACGAGCGGAACTATCGTAGCATCTGCGTTATTGTAGAAGTTCATATACTCGGTTACTTTCTTATTCCTTTCGATATCTCCGAGCTTCAACCCACAAGTAAAGTAATGAATCATCTTATGCCATACCGCTTCTGAATATCTATTCGGGTTATCAAAGCCACACAAACGGAAGTGAACCTTCGATTTCAGTACGGAGTCCGATGCTACTTTCTTTAGTGGGTTCTGTAATAGCTGAAGGTCTTTCTCGTGCGTAATTGAACCTGCGTAGATGAAACGAACTTTGTCGCTATTTGTTACAACATCGGTAAACTGATCCTCTCCGTATGGCAAAGCGTTCGGTACTATTGCTACGTTTGAGTTGATTAGTCGAATTTCATTCCATAGCCTTTCGGTAGTAGTAGTAACCAGGTCAGCTATTTTTATATGGTCTATCACCGCCTGAGTAGGATAAACATCTTTAAGAATGTGCCATTGGTCTAAGTGCCAATAGTCATCGATATCGATTACTAACTTGAATCCGTAACGCTCCTTAAAATCTTCTAAGACTGAGATATGAATAGCAGGAATAAATCGATTAATGTAAACAATATCCCATCCTTCTTTGAGAGTCTCTTCGCTTAGAACGTCAGTTATCAAAGCATAAGCCTTCGGGAGAAAGTGAACAGGAAGCATTAAGCGATGGTATCCTACTCCTGAGTTCTGCTGAGTGATTACGAGTATTCTCATTTTTTAGGTCTCCCTCTCTTTTTAACTTCCGTTACAGGATTAATTGCCTTAATGTACTCATCTTGACTTTCGCAGTATCTAATCAATCTCTCAAGCATATCAAACACACACGCTCCGCACCAATGGGTAAGAATAAACTGACCATCCAAATACTTCCGATATAGTTGCTCATACTGACCAAGAACATCGAAAGGAATGTTCCGAGTGAATCCGAGTTTAACTGAATCGAAGTTTAACTTATGCTGAATAAGAAAATCTACCTCTGCCTTTGTCATTGGAATTTGTTATAGATGTTGATTAGGAAGTTCTTAAAGTACGGAGCGAATACCCCAGAGCCAAACATCGCAAGAGTTCCGTAGGTAACGAAGTCAGGTAGTAAGAACAAAGCCAGACCTACCCAAGCGGTCAAACACAGAGGGCAAGTGAACGGCTTGAAGTTCCATCCCCACTTCTCGAACAAACGAGACTGAGTAATCGCATAGAACGTAAATAGGTTCGCAGCAAGGATTATACTAATCGTGTGCATAGTTGCGTATTTTGTATTTGAGTAGAGTCTTTACTTTCTTAATGGTTTTTAGAAGCGACCTATACGGAATCTTCGTATCTCTTGAAACCTGGAGTAAGTTACCTGTCTCCGAGAATAGGCGAAAGATTTCTTTTTCGTACCAATGCAGAATTTCCATCGACTTATTCAGCTTCTCCGTTATAGACTCATCGTAAGGCTCTACTGATCCTAAATCGCCAACCTCTTCGTAAACTTTGCGGAATGTCCGAGCGAAGTTACTGCGGTCGCTCTTAGCCATATTCACGATGGTACGGACTACAAAATACTTCAGGTATCCATCCTTGTACATCTTCAGTAAACGCTCCTCATCCATCTCGCAAAGCACAAGGAAAACTTCTTGCAATAAATCCCCTTGCAGTTCGTAGGGCTGCATCTTTCCGATGGCTTCGTTGATGTCCTTCGACAGATAGAGTTCCGTTATGATTTCTGTGCGGTTCACAAATCGAATGTAACCGATGTCGTTAAACAAAAATCCTCCATATCTTCTTCTTCTTCCTCTTCTTCTTATTATACTTCTTCTTATGCTTATGCTTATAGGGTACTGAATACCCTATACAATAGGTATCAAATAGGTATCAAAATACTATTTTCAAAAAAACTTTTAAACCTAAATGCTTGATTTTCAGTAAAATACGCTGATTTCGGCAACTTTCTTAAAAAATAGTTGCCTAAAAATTTGGAATTGTGTACAAGTCGACCTTATCTTTGATATATCAAAAACGCCGAAAGGCACTAAAAACTAAACCAAATGAACAACGCAACCACAAAAAAAATCCAACAATCTAATTACTACAACGTAATTGATAGTATGGGCAGACGCACTGAAATTTATATTTTAGCCTCTAACATTAAAGAGGCTTATGCTGAAGCCAAAAAAATACAAAATCAAATTGGGTCAGCATATTACAAATTGCAAAGATGCTACAACGGAGGAGTCAGAGGATAAATAAAAAGAGGGGTGCGTCTCTTTAACGCACATTCACTTAAAAACTAAACCAATGAAAAAGCAAAAAGACCTACACCCAGGACTGTTCCTACTCATTCTCGCAGTAATCTTATTCCTAACCGATAAACTCGAAAAGCTATGAAAGAGATTCTCCTTTACTCATTTCTTTTGCTTATCTTCGGATTCTACCTAAAAATGATTTACGAGATATGGACTATCCGACAAGAGGATAAAAAGGAATGGGAAAACTATTGGAACGAAGTATTTAATAACGCTAAAAACCAAAAACAATGACTATCAAAATTCTAACAAGCCTGAAGGCTACCGAGTATCTAAAGACCTGTAATCTATCAGGTATCGAATCAGTATTAGTTGAAGAAAATAACGAAGACCCTCATCTTTATTGGACTACGATTAAATTCGCAGACTATTACGATTCTTCTCTCGTAGGTGCGACTATGTTCGCAGCAGGTATTACTTACGGATTAGACTTACAATACTCTTCCTATGACAACAATATACCCCGATAATCCTCCAAAGGATTTTAATGAGTGGATTAGATATATCTACTCACAACTCGATAGACCATCTCGCTGAGGTCTTTAATCTGAGGCGAACGGAGGTGGGAGTTTTTTGAATGTTCTGGTTTGGTCTCCCCCTCCTTATTTTTTCAAATATCAATCTACCTATATGTTAGCAAAAATTCAATCTTTAATCAAAGCACCGAAAGGACAATTTAATTCCTACGGCAAGTACAAGTATCGCTCCTGTGAGGATATCGTAGAAGCGGTAAAGCCAGTTATCAATCCGCTTGGATTCTATCTCACTCTATCAGATGAAGTAGTATTTATTGGCAACCGCTTTTATATCAAAGCAACCGCCAAGATATCTAACGGAACTGAAGTTTACGAGTCAGTAGCTTATGCCAGAGAAGAAGATCAAAAGAAAGGAATGGATGGCAGTCAAATTTCTGGGGCATCCTCAAGCTATGCTCGGAAATATGCTTTGAATGGTCTCTTCGCCATCGATGATACTGCCGATTCTGATGCAACTAATAAGCACGAAGTACCTACCGATTCAGAGAAGCAGATACTACGTAACTTAGTATTCAATACAACACTAACCGAAGAGCAGAGAGAATCAGCTTTTGAATCTATCGAGAAGTGCGTTAACTATGAAACTTACCAAAAGATTCAGTTCAGGCTTGAAGATTTGCAGCTACCTTTAGACCAGGTTACTAACCCTACTCAAAAAGAAATATCTAACCACATCAAAAAACTAAAATGAGAAAGCTAAACATCACAGTAGAACTATGGGATGAGCAAGAAGATGGAACAGAAGTCTGCACTCATTACGATTTATTTGTAGAAGTAGAATGGGAAGATGATGAGCCTGCAAGTTTCCATAATCCTGGACATCAAGGATTCTTCCGTATTGATGTTCTAGATTGGAAAGGAATTGATCCTAATTCTGACTTAGCTAAACGAATCTTAAAGGAAGCATACGAACTAGATTGGGTTGATATGCTGAATGATATTAATGATGATATTTACTGATTTTCTTAACCCCTAAAGCCTAAACTATGGCAAGCACCACTTATCGCAGCGTAGCTGCAAACATCTCAAAAGACGGAAACTCTTATCGTGTTCGTCTGAAAGTCAAAGGAAAGCAGATTTCTAAAAACTTCGCCACGAAGAAAGCTGCTCTTGAATTCCGAGCGAAGTATCGCTAAACTAAAGGGGGTGAAAATCCCCCAACTTTTTAATCAATCAATCAAAATAAAATGGAAAAGAAAACAAAAATCTACTGCGGAAGCGGTAAAAAAAAGAACGACACTTGGCTGCAAATTACTATCAATCCTGACAAGATTAAGGATTACATCCAAGAGTACAATGGATCAAAGTTCATTAAGCTCAACATCAACCTACTCGGAGAGCCAGATAAGTTCGGTAAAGATGTTCAGGTCTCAGTAGATACTTACGAGCCAAAAGAAAAGAAATCTGATTTACCCTTTTAATGTATCTAACTGAGGACATAATAGGAGCATCTTCTCGGATAGTCTATGGTCGCAAAGGCGATAAGGTAGAAGTAATCAGAAAAGAACTCGACTTATGTTTTGTAAACAATCAAGGAAAGCGTTTCTTTGTACGCTATGAAAAACTCTCAGAAGAAAAAGTTAACCCCTCTCCCGAAGCTACTAAAGAAAGCACAGGAAAAGTTCAACGCTCACGTAAGGGAAAGAGATAAAGACTTCGGTTGTATTTCTTGCGGAGCAGAGGTTCAGCAAGCAGGACACTATCACTCACAAGGGCAACATAGCGGACTAAGATTCGGTCTCCCTGATTCGTTAGCATACTATAACACGAATGGTCAATGTATCAGGTGCAATATGTTCCTATCTGGTAATCTGATTAGATACCGATTAGGACTTGTATCGAGATACGGAGAAGATTTCGTAAAGGAATTAGAAGAATATGCTTTAGAGAATCCGTTAAAGAAATGGACACGAAGCGAACTTGAAGAAATAATAAACTACTACAAATGACTCACGGATCACTATTCTCAGGTATAGGAGGCTTCGACCTGGCTGCTGAATGGATGGGGTGGGAAAACAAATTTCATTGTGAATGGAACGAGTTCGGTAAGAAAGTTCTTAAATATCATTTTCCAAAATCAATAAGCTATGATGACATCACCAAAACAGATTTCACTATTCACAGAGGAAAAATCTCAGTCCTTAGTGGAGGATTCCCTTGTCAGCCCTATTCACTCGCAGGAAAGCGAAAAGGCAAAGAAGATGAGAGACATCTCTTCCCAGAAATGCTTAGAGCAATTAGGGAAATTCGCCCCAAATGGATCGTTGGCGAAAACGTTCACGGAATTATTAATTGGAATGGAGGATTGGTATTCCACGAGGTGCAGTCTGATTTGGAAGCTGAAGGGTACGAAGTATTCTCGTATGTATTGCCAGCTGCGTCCATTAACGCACCGCACCGCAGAGACAGAGTCTTTTTTATTGCCAACTCCAACAACAACCGATTCAACGGATATGACTGCAAATCTGAAGTCGAGTCAAACATCGGAAGGATCAATGCATTCTATGACATTAACGAGATGTCTTGTGAAAGGATTACTACCGACACCAATGGCATCCGATTGCGGAGAGAAAGTGACAGGATTGGAGAATCAAAATTCGTTAGTAAAAATGAGTCGGGAAATTACTGGCAAACCTTCCCAACTGTCTCCCCAATTTGTTCTGGAGATGATGGGCTTTCCGATAGATTGGACTCTATTACCTTTTCTAAATGGAGAAAGCAAACAATAATGGCAGGAGGTAATGCAGTAGTACCTCAATTAATTTATGTACTTTTCAAAACTATACAACAATATGAATCAAGAACAAACTAAACAACTAATCGAACTCGTAGATAAATACTGCGAGTCTTATGGAATTACTCGCAAAGATTTATTCGTAACATCAGGAGGCAAGAAAAGAAAAGTAATAGGGCCAGTAAGCCTCTCAACTATGCGGATGGCTCTCGGACATTACATCTATCATAATTACCCTGTAACTTTAACGCAGATAGCAAGGCTTATCGGATATAACGACCACTCCGTAATAAGCTATCACTACACCAAAATAAAGAACTACATAAAGAATAATGATATAGTCTTTATGAGTTACTATAACAATCTTCTGGAAGTAGCTAAAGAATATCCACCACACATAAAGATTCAACGAGTGCCATATAAGAACTTTATCGTACTACCTAAAACAAACGTATGAGACAAACTATATGTACCTGGATGCTTAGTGAATTAACTAAGATACATTCATCAGCAGATATAAAATCTTTAGATGATTCAGTTAAAGATGTTGAGTATATTTTGAAAACCGCTCTAAGCCTTGAGCAAGAACAATTAAAAGAGGCTTGGAATGATGGATATAAAAAGGCACAGCAGGATATAGTTACGAATAGTTTTTCTACCTTTGAACAATACCAAAATGAAAAAAATGGCTAAACGTTTTACTGATACCGAGATATGGGATAAGTCTTGGTTTATGTCTCTTTCCCCTAAGATGAAATGCTTTGTAAAGTACGTTAGAGATAAGTGCGATATAGCAGGTCTCTGGCATCCTAATTACACTCTGGCTTCCGTTTATATCGGAGAGCAAGTCGATGAAGATGATCTACTCTTAGTCGATGATGGCGAGCAGTTTGAGAAGCTATCCGATGGAAAAATTCTCTGCAAGGGATTTATAGACTTCCAATACGGAGGTAAGTTAAATCCTACAAGTCCGATTCACGCTAAGGTGATTTCTATTCTTGAGAAGTATAACCTACCTATCGAAGTTAAGAAAGTATCTCAAAGCTTCAACGCACCGAGTTACACCGATGTTTACAATGAGATGAAGGAGAAGTTAAGCGATGCTCAAAAGTGTAAAATAGAAGCAGAGAAATTCATTAACTACTACGAGTCTAATGGATGGATGATAGGCAGGAATAAGATGAAGTCCTGGCGAGCATCTGTAAGCACCTGGCTTAACCGAATCAAACCTGAATCTAAAGTACGCAGCGAATCAATTAAAGAGAAACTAAACGAAATTCAAAACCGAAAATTTACCGACATATGAAACAAACAGCAGTAGAATGGTTGCTTGAAAACATTGCTTACATACCTATGGGATTTGAAATTGATATTATTAAACAAGCCAAAGCAATGGAGAAAGAGCAGATAGTTAATGCAATAAATGATGCTCAAAATCCACTTATTATTCATCCTATATGCTTTAATAGAATTGGGAAAACCGATTTAACTTTAGGTGATTGTTATTATAATGAAATTTACACAAATGAGTAACGCAGCCTTTGACTATTTAAGAACATTCAAGCAAGTAAGCGAAGAGACCGAGGATTTAGTTATCCGTAAAATCAGAACTCGATATCCAGAACTAACGATGAAGCAGGTAATAGAATGCTTCGAGAATGGTATCTGCGGAGACTACGGAGATTACTATTCTCTTGATCCTCGCACTTTACTAAGTTGGATTAGTAA